GAATAGTCTGGCCGAGCCGCATAAGGTCAACGAAACCGCGTCATACGGCCCGAGAAACACCCCATACGTCGAGGACGTATCCGGCATCCCAAAATACGTCACGATGCTCTCATACAGAGAGAGCGGGCTATTCGCCGCCGCCGTCCCGTTGGACCGGATATACACAGTGCTAAACCCGAGCGTGTCCCCGTCGCCCCAAGCCCACCCATGCTGGGCCGCGATTGAGCCGACAGTCCCCGCCGTGGCGAGGGTCTCGGCCCCGCCAACCGTGGCATAATACAGGTACGCCGGTTGCGTCAACCCGGCCGTCCCACGGGCAGACGTTGCGAAGAACCACTCGTTCGTCCCGCCAGCCGAAGGAAACCAGACACCCGACTTCAGCGTTGCCCCCTCGGGAAAATCAGCCTTGGGTTTCACCCCCAAGACCTCGGGGACATTCCCGCCGAGATATACCGAGGCCGTGGCGTGCATGTTCTGCACGAGCAGGGCCTTCCTGTTCGAAAGATTGGTCGCCGGGACCGCGCTTGCCGATATCCCGACACTCGTCACGGAGTGCTTGAGCCCGCGAAAGACCTCAAGCGTGGGCGTAGCCGCCCGACCACTCAATACCGCCGAAATTCTAGCCATGTTACCCCCCTCAAATCATTCCTTCTCGTCCTGTCCTGTCTGCGTATCCTGCATGTATGCGAGAGGAAAAAGTGGGGGTCGGTTGAAGGCCCGACCCCCAAGGGCCTTTACCTTCTGTGTCCGGCTATATTACCAGACATCAGTGCGATGTTTCCGTGGCCGGAACCTCATCCGGTTCAATCCGGAGAAGTTCCACATAAGCCGCGTCGAGCCTGTTCACCTTATCGCGGATTTCAGACAGCCGCCGGTCAAGTTTAGCCCGCTCCTGCACAAGGCCCTGATGCTCCTTGTCCAGCGTCACGAACTCCTTCTTGATTTCGGCCTTCCGGTCCGCAATCTTGGAATCAGACATCGTAAACCTCCAACTTACCTATGCCATTTCGAGGAGCCTCGCTTCCTCTTGTTGATTGAGGCATAGAAAATCTGTTCCCCCTTCTTGTTCCCGTATTCTTTCTTCATACTGGACATGACTTTTTTACCGGTCTTGGTCAGCGGCATGGCAAAAGTGTCCTTTCGTTTAAGAGATAGATAGATTACGTCAATCCACCCTAATGGCTTCGACGTAAATCTCGCAATCCAAGAGACCCGCCACGTCAGGGACGATGCTCAGAGACCCACTAGAAGCAATGGTCCGATTCGCCACCGAGCCGTAGTCGCTCGGCTCATCAAAGTCCTCATCAGACGTGGCGACGGCGACCGCGTTGGTGATATCCGTCCCGGCACCAGCCGCCCCGTTGTTGAGTTTCCACGTCCCGCCGTCGGCGGACGTAGCCACAGACCACGCCCGGATGACAAGGAACTTGAACGGGGCGTTGGCGTTGAAGATGTTGACAGCCGCCGCCTGATTCGAGAGACTATACTTCACGACAAACGGCACACCGAACGTATTCCCGGCAATCGGGTCTAATTCGTTGGCGTTGATATTAGAGACCGTGTTGCTGTCAACGTCAAGCGTCTTGTTCGTAATCGTCTGCGTGGCCGCAATATACGCCACCGAGTCATCCCCGCCCGGGTCTCCGAAGTTCACCGTCCGAGCCGCCGTCGCGGGCTCACTCGCCGTGAGTATCAGGTTTCTCGTGGCGTTGTCAAAGACAATGCTCGTCCGAAAATACCCAGTTCTCCACGGGATAGTGTCGGTCCCGATGTCGTCCGTGTTGGACGTATCCGAGACCAACGTCGTATTGATGGCAACCGATGCCAGATTCGACAGGGCCGTACTCGCCCCCGCAGTCACCGTCGAACCGTCAGAGTCCTGATTCGTGGGAACCGAGGTGTGATAGCGAAACGCCCCATTGGAATCGAACCACGTGTAGTAGTTCGTCCGAACCCCGCCGTCAGAGACAGCCTCGTAGGCGATAATTCCAGGCTTATCGGCCAACTCCTGGGCTGGAATCCGAACGATAGACCGTCTCCGCCCGGACAAATCACCGAGCGGAATTTCGTCCCGAGAAAAAGTAATAGCCATTAAAAATCTCCTCTTGCCGGATGTCCCGGCCCACCTCCCCCTAAGAGGTCGGTAAAGTCGGGGGCCGTTTTACCGGCCCCCTTGGTTCCCATCATCGTAAGTTATTGATTCTTATGTATTCCCGATATATATTCCAGAAGAATTTCCCCACCCGTACTTCCCGTACATCTGCGAGGTGCAAATTCTATCCCGAGAGGTGTCCGGGGCATCGGCCGTCACGAAGTCCGGGGCGTAGTCCACAAAGACGTTGATATCATAGTCGTCGTCCTTGCAGAGAACAAACCAGGTCGTGGTAGACGAAAGCCTTGCATTCTCGGTCGGCTTCAGGTAGTCGCTCATAATGTTGATCGTGTTGGAGTTCTCGTGGGGCTTGTAGGTACTACCCCGAATTTCCGTGACCAGGGGCCACAGCGTCGGCTCAAACACGATGTCCGTGGGGGTCTTGCTCATCAGTCTCCCGCGAGCATCCTTCTTGGTCTTGAAATAATACCGAACCGTTTCAAGGGCCGAGAAAGACAAGGCCGCCGAGAGCAAGTTGTCGTAGGTGTTAGACCCTGAAGGAAGGCCAGAATGGTCGTTCGCACCGAGGGCCTTCGAATCAAAGCCCGTCCCGCAGGTCAGCGAGGTCGAAGTCGGAGAATTGAACGGAACGTGAAGCTCAATGTCCCACGACTCATCCATGACCTTCCGAAGATCCTTGGCCCACCGCTCCCACAGTTTTTGCTTGTTGTATTTCAGCATCATATCCGTCATGCGGAAGCCGGTGCCGAACCGACGGACGGTATACCGCTTCTGGGAACCCATCAGCGGCTGTTGCGAAGGGATGTTCTGTCCCTCGCGCAATTCAGTAAAACCGTCTAACCCAGCCATTTGCTGGTCGAGAACCCAAAAATCCTTGTCAGTCCGTTTCTTGTAGAAAACTGGATGAAGGACAATCGCTTCCCTCTGGGTATCGTCAAAGAGTTTCTTGAGATACCCCTCCTTCATCAGGACATTATAGGTACTGTTATCAAACCCGGTTCTGATTGCGTTTGCCATTGTTTATCTCCCCGTTTCCCCTGTTATCCCTGAACCGTCGCGCCGGGCTTGATTTTCCAGAGCAGTTTCCCGCTCGTGGTTCCCCATGCGTCCCGTGACCCGACAACATAGCAGTCGGTCGTGGCCCCGCTCTCGTCGAGCGTGTGCCCGCCGGCCGTAAAAACAAAATCGTGAATTATGTGATTGTTGGTAGCCAGGGCCGTGGCGGAAGCCTTATAGGGCGTAACATACACCGTATCGTAGTCGATGAGTTCGACCTCGGTATCGGTGTCAGTCGTCCCGGTGGCATCCTCCAGGGCAATGGCGTTGATGGCCCCGGCGGTAGCAATAACAATCTTACCGGACGAGAACTTCAAAAGGTCCCCGGCCTTGTAAGACTGACTCGCACCCTCCGTGGCTTTTACGACAGTAGTATGACGACTGGGGTCGTCCTTTTCAACAGAAGCCATCTATTCCTCTCCTTATCCTTCGTCGAGGCCAGATGGCTGAAAAAGAAAATCGGATCGTATCCCGGTTATTGTCCCCGTTATCCCTGACCGCGCAATCTTTTCACGACCTCATCCGGCACAGCAGACTTATACTTCTCAAGTTCCGTCTGAAAAACCTCAACCCTGTCCTTCGCCGCGCTGGAGGACATCTTTTCGATGTTCTCCCGGCGGGACAGTTCCTTGTCAAGCGGACACTTGCACAGGATAAGGTCGCCGTAGCGATATTTTCCGTCGGCCGTGATTTCCGACCCCTCCGCGAAGAACGGGTCAAACCCGTCTTTCACCGGGTCCTTCTGCTCTGGCTTGGTCGGGGCAATGACCGGCTCATAGCCCATCTCCGCCCTCTCCTTGCTCAAATACAGTTGGTTGTCTTTCTGCCACTTCAAATACACGCTCGGCCTGTCTGGACTCTGGTAACTCACCAGGACTTTCTTGATCCAGTTGAATCGGCCCTTGTGCGGTTCGGAGGTTTCCTTGTCCCAGGTTGACAGGCGAAGGTCGATGTGACCGTGGTTTATGATGTCTCCAAGCATTTCTTTCTCCCCTTCTCCCCGTTTCCCCTATCTCCTGGCCCCGATTACCCGCCCAATAGCCTGGCCCCTACGGACCATCTCAAGGCCGGTCTTTTTCGCCTCTAAAGCCTCTTTTTCGTCCCATCCCTCATTGAACGCTTGCTGAAGTTCATCATCAGTAAGCGTAACCTCATCATCGTCAGGAAGTGGCCTCGCCGTCCTGCCGGGCAATTCCCCCGGCGGAGGAGCCATCACCGGCTTCTGCTTCGGCGTGAGTTTGTCGAATTTCTTCTGCGTGGCCCAATAAATCGTAGCCGCATTCTCCCACGTCGAAGGGCTTCTCAGCCCGAACCGATTCGCGGGGTTCTGCTGGACCGTCCCCCACACCAAAGCCTCAACCTCTTTTTGGCATCCGTCGAATAGTTCCGGGTTTCTGGCATACGCCTCTGCCCGGCCATCGTTGAAGTTCGACACCGCCTCGTCATACATCTCCTTCTGCCTCATCTGCCCGAAGCGATTGACCAACGCCTGTTCGCGTTGTTCCATCCTCCGGTCGATGGACGTTGACGGATTGGTCACGTCAAACTCCCAATCTGCCGACGGACCCGGCGTATTCGCCGGAGGCCGTTCTTCCCGTTCACGTCCCTGCCTCAAAACATAGTCCCGAAGTCCGCCGATTTCGGACTCAAGGGCGTCCATTCTCCCAAGACGTTCCCCGAGTTTCCCGACCATCGCGTCCTTCTCGCGGATGATTTCAACCAGTTCCGCCGCAGACTTCCCGGCATACCGGGGGTCAGCGGGCGGGGTCTCTGGCGAACCACCGCTCCCGTGGGCGTCGCCCGCGTTCGGGTTCGGTGCGGTTCCTGTGGGAACAGGGGTGTCCGCTCCGGGTGTCCCTACTTTCTCATCAGGCATCAATCCCTCCTATTAGATTCCATCCCCGGGGGTCGGCACAGCCGGGTGTCCCCAGGCATGGTATTTACACTCGCACATCTATCCGCCTATTCCTCGCCAACAATCTTGGCCGGGAGTTCAATAATTTGGTTCAGGAGCCGTATGTTCTTCTGAAGGACCGAGCCATAACACATCGGTTCGCCAAGGTTGATGTCAACACTAACGAGTTCCCGCATCAACTTCTCCCTCACCCTGTCGAGTTCCCTCGAATACTCTCCCCAAAACCGGGTCTTTTCGACCTCGAGAAACTCTGCCCGTTTCGTTGGGAACGGCATCACATCCCCATCGGCACAGGGGGCATCGGCATCCCTTGCGGCGGGGCCGGCCCACCCATCCCCTCGCCGGGCATACCCTCCATGCCAGGCATGCCGCCAGGGGGACCACCCTCAACCGGAGGCATGGGCGGAGGCGGGGGCATCATGACCTCCTGTTCGTTGATAACGTCAGACAGGCCAACAACGAGTTCCTCGGCATTGTTCTTGTCGAAGTCCCGGATGATGTCCCTCAACACCTTCGCCCCAGCCCTGTCAACCGCAAACGCGTATTTCTTGAACTGCGGAGGAACCATCGGACTCGTCACGGCCTGGGCCATCGTCCCCATCCTCGTATAGTAGTCGGTAAGCATTTGGTAAATGACGATGTTCACCTCCCGCCTGCTCTCCTGCGAAATCATCTCCGTCGAGGCCGCCAGTTCGAGTTCAAGCCCCTCCCGAATAGCCGCAACATTCGGGATATCAACGGTATGCTCGGCCCACCCCCCGCCCTCCTCAAGACGATACGACACAGTAGGCTTATACTGTGCCCAAAGTTCGAGGATCTGGTAGAAAATCTCCTGGATGGCCTCCCTGATATTGTCGATATATGACTTAAACTTCTTGTTCGCCTCCTCAATATTCGCCAGTTCGACCTTCGCCACCGGTCTCTCGGCAGTCTGGATACCCATGACCGCCGGGGTGATTCCAATGGCCTTCTCCCCGTTGGCCCTGGTGGACGCCTCCTCCTGGTAGGTTGACGGGAAAATGTCTGGAACCGGGATTACCTTGAACGCGCCCTCAAGGTCGAGGTCGTCGCAAACCCAGTTCTTCCCCATCTCCATCTTGAAATTCTCCAGGCCGGACCCCTGGCGGGTGATGGTGTTGACGTTGTTCAGGAGAGTCATGCGGTCAAACCGCTGGTTCTTGATGGTGTCCAACTGCTCCTGGTCCTGGTATATGGCCTCGCATACGCCCATTCCGTCAAACGAATACTCTTTCGGGTATCCGACGATTTTGACAAAGGGACGGTTCCCTGTGAAAACCGGATTATATTTGCAATATACTATCTGCTCTGATGGCAGATGGTATCCCAACGTGAGGTCGTCCGGCGAACCGTCCCCATCAACGTCAAACTTGAGCCACAAGTGCCATATCGTGTATGGCTCAGAAAACGGAGTCTTGATAAGGTCTTTATCCTGGAGGTCAACCTTGTCCTCCTTGGTTTCGGGGAAAGCGTCGGGACCAAGGATTTTCCCGGCGACCTCTTTCCTCCAACCCGTTCTGAACTTATGTTCAAGTTCGTATTTGCGGTAGGTCTTCCTGAACCCGGAAATATATGCGGACGGGATATCGTCGGCATCGGACGAGGAGATGTAGTCCTCGCGGGGCAACCCGAAAACCTGGGGCCCCTCGTAGACTGTCTGTATATCCTTGACGAGCTTTGCCGTTGTCCCCGCAACCGGATATTTCGTCACCCGTCTGTCGTCAACCTCGTCCTCCGTCGCATATCGGTAAATGACCCGCTTCTTCGATTCCCATGTGACATGGACGATCCCAGTCCCGACCTTCAACTGCTGGATTATCGGGCTAAGGAGTTTCGACCGCAACCGCAGGACGTGCTTCTGGAACCAATCAAGGGCGTCCTCAAGTTTCCTGGCCACATCGTTCAGTTCCGACACAAGGGAACGGACGATGATTACCTTCCGGCGGTTGAAAATGGCGTCAAGAAGCCGGACAAGGATGGTGTCCACCCCGTAGCGGGTAAGCGAGTCAGAAACGTTGCTTGCCCCGGACCAGGGCTTGGATTTCGCCTTTTTTCGCCCGTGATACTGTCTGTTCCACTTGACGATCTGCCGGCACAGACGCTCGTGATTCTGGACCTCCGTCGTAAGTTCGTCGCGAACATGTCGCGAGATTTCGCCCTCAAGGGAACGGCCGGTTGCCTTGTCGATGCGGTCGAGTTTTACGTCCATCCCCCCGCGGAATCCAACATCATCGAGTTTATCATCCTCGGGGGACCCCTTCAGGTTCTCGGGGTCGAGACCAGGACTCCCCAGGGGTCCAACCGGGTCGGACACGCGGCCATCAACTACCGCTCTTGTCTGCCCTGGTTTCTTCGGCTTGCCTTGTTTTCCTGCCGACTTTGCCAACTTTTCCTCTTTTTCTTGCCCGTTTTCATCAAAACGTTATATTGACAGGCATCAATGCCCGTCCGTATCGCGTTTCCCATTTTTCATGCCGCCTTACCCATGCCATTTCGAGGAGCCTCGCTTCCTCTTGTTGATTGAGGCATAGAAAATCTGTTCCCCCTTCTTGTTCCCGTATTCTTTCTTCATACTGGACATGACTTTTTTACCGGTCTTGGTCAGCGGCATGGCAAAAGTGTCCTTTCGTTTACCCTTCGTCTACTCTGTCTCCTACCGTATCCACTACCGTATCCAAATGCCGTGGCAGAAGGAGCAATACGGGCATCGGAGGTATCTGTCCTCCCATCCCGTTATTCCTCCTCCGTCCAGGGCAAAATACAGCTTCGCCCCGCATTTGCGGCATTCCATCCGGTATCTCACCCCGTCCCCTGGGGCCATGCTCGGATACCAGAAACCGGACAATCCGTATGCCGTGGCGTTCTCGTCCACCGGATCACCCCAGAATCGCCGGCATCCCCGGTGTCGCCGGCGTCCATGAAGGCCCCCATATAACCCCTGGCCAATGGGAGAATCATATTCTCCGAGAGGGCCTGGCCTTCCCTCCTGGCGGTCGGCTCTGACCGTCGCCGTCAGGCTACCATCCACTTTTTCCCCTTTGTCCTCTTTGTTTCACCCTTATCCCAATTCCCTTCCTACAACCTTTAGACGCCCGGCATGCCAGAAATCTTCCATAAATCTTCCCACTCCTCCCCCCGTATATAATATACGTCCTCCGGGGTCATTTGTCAAGTGTTTTTATAAAATATTTTAAATATATTTTTTCCCCCCTGGCGTATGGCGGGGCATGGGGCGGGGGGTACG